CGATCTTACCTGTGAGTGTTTACTAACGGACTAAAGTGTTGCTGACATTTGACCCTTATTGGTACGACATTTGTTAGAACACTTGTTCGCTTTCAAATTCGTTCTAACTGAGAATGGTTCTCATTTGAGAATGATTCTCATTTACGAGCTGTCCAATAAAAATGCCACCCACGTTACGAACATTTGTTCTGTAACTAGAGTGGCAATATATCATTGACAAGTGGTACATTAAAGCGGTCTGCAATTTACCAACATACAAGTTAGCGTGTCTTTCAACGTTGCTTTCTAACTGTATACATTAATGTTAGCACTTGGTGATACCTTAATACGAAAGTGAAGCAAGTACAGCTTCTTTACACATCATGTCTTTAAATCTTAGACATCCTCTTTCAAAATAAAAACGCAGGTTAGTTAGAATTAAGTCATTCTTTTTTAGCATAACATAGTTAATATTGTGGTCATCTGTAGTAACTGTTATTTTTATAGGACAGCTGTTATCTGGTTTGTCATCACAGAATATAATACCAGAATCAGCATATTCCTTAATGCCATACATTCTGTCTTTGTATTTAAGAGTGAACACATATCTCCCTCTTCCACTTGGTTTATCAATAAAAGCCTTGCTGTCATTAAGGTATACACCTTGACTAGAATATGCAACGTACTTGTCACTCGCAAAAGCTTTATTAAAACCGCTTTGTTTTTGCGCAATAGATGCAGTATCAATAAAACCCTGTTCCAGTACGAACCCGTTACCCCTTAAAAAATTTGTATCTTCTTTTAACCTAGCGGATATACCCATTGCGGTATAATAAGGGTTGATGATTGACACAGTATTTCCACACATAAATACTGGTACATATCTAATCTGTTTTCCTTGTCCTCTTGCAACGCTTGTGTGTACGCTCAAAAACTTCTTTATTTCATCTGTACAGTAGTGATTTGTTTCACTCTGGAATTCATCAAACATCATTTGTTGAACGTCTGAAAAAAGGTGACTGTATCGCTTTAATGCGTCCGCGTTATTAAGTGAGAACGCATAACCACATGGTTCTTCATTCAAGAACAGTTCATGAAAAATACCAGAGGCGCGTCTTTTACTTGTCATTTCATACCCTCTAAAGAATAATGAGCCTATATCCTTAAAGAATTTATCTGCTATTTCATCCAGTTCATAGTTATATCTATATACAAGTGCGAATTTTTCACCTCTTTTAAGAAATCTGTTTACTAACAGTCTGCTAAAATAAGTGGTCTTTCCACCTGTTCTATTGGTTGTCACCATATAAATTTCTGGTTTGTTTCCATTGATGTCAAGCATACTCAAAAGCTTTGTTCCATCATAGTATTTATTCATTGTGTATGTCACCTACTTTCTCTATATATTGTATCATACATCTTGACAAAAATCAATATATAGTATATAATATTTTAGATGAAAAAAGGTGGTGACAAAGAATGGATGTAAATGAAATTTTACAGGCAGTAAGTACGCTTGGTTTTCCTATTGTATGTGCAGTAGCTATGGCTTGGTATGTCAAGTATATGACAGATCGAAACAGAGAAGAAATTGACAAACTTAACACACAACATCAGCAGGAAATGAAAGAAGTAACGACAGCATTAAATAATAATACACTTGCACTTCAGAAACTGACAGACGTTATTGGAAATGGAGTGGACAAATGAAAACAGTAATTTTAAACTCAAAAGGTACAGACGTAGTTACCTTGCAAGCTATCTTACGATCACAGGGTTTCGTTGGACAAGACGGAAAACCTCTTTCAATAGATGGGCACGCAGGCAATAACACAATTTTTGCTATAAATGCTTATCAAAAGATGTTACGAGCTTATGGCATTGAATGTGGCACAAATGGTCATAATGATTCTTCATGTGGTTCAAAAATGTGGGAGTGCTTGTTAGGTGGTGATTGCTAATGGCTTTTACGCCTAGACTTACATCAGAAGGTATGCGAGGTTCTAAATACTGGTATAGTGATAATCCATTTTATCAAGCTAATCTTGGGCCACAACAGACAGGTGGTAACTGTACATGGTATGCATGGGGCAGATTTTACGAGATTATCGGTCGTTATCCGTCAGGTTTATCAACTTCAAACGCAACTAATTGGTACTCACGCACAACAGGTTTTTCAAAAGGGAAAGAGCCGAAACTTGGTGCTATTGCCTGCTATGGTTATAACAATGGCGGTGCAGGTCACGTTGCAGTTGTTGAACAAATAACATCAGATGGTATCGTAACTTCAAACAGTGGTTGGTCGTCTGGAAAGTACTTTTGGACAGAGAAAGCAAAAAAGAGCAATGGATATTGTCCAGATTGGATGAACGGTTACTTGCAAGGTTTTATATATGCTGACGTTGATACTGGTACCATTCCAGACCCTACAGATTTGCACTGGCAATCTATTCCAGATTGGTTAGATAGTTACACTTCGGAGAAATCAGCAAACAACGCTTATTGTGTTGCAAGTTATTTACTTACAAAAGGATGGTCTTTGAATGGCGTTTGTGCAATGCTTGGCAACGCTACAATGGAATCTTTTATAAGTGCAGACCTTTTTGAAAAAGGTGTTGCAGAAGATGAAAGAGGGTATGGACTAGTACAGTGGACACCCGCAGTTGAAACTATTATTCCTTATTTGAATCAAAACTATCCAGACTGGCGAACAAATCTTGATGATAATGGTTACGGTCAGTGTCAGAGATTGGATGATGAACGTCATAACAATCCCCAAGAGTGGTATCCAAACTTTCCGTCAGTACCTGCTGAGTACAGAACTTATCAGACAATGGATGCTTTTTGCACTGCAACAGATGATGTTGGGCATATGGCAAAATGCTTTTTGTACTGTTATGAAAGACCTGCTGACCCGTCAGCAACCATTGAAAAACGTGCAGAATACGCAAGATACTACTTTAATTTGCTACAAGGTTTTAACCCGTCACTGCCAACAGGAAAAGGAATAAGGCGCAGACTTCCTATATGGATGTATCCAAAACTAAGAAAGAGGTGGTAAAATGAAACAGGCAACAAAAGATGCATTATTAGCATTTTTAGGAGATAGAACAGATGATGACGCTATCAGCATTTTGGAAACAATCAATGATGATGGTATTGATGATGGTGAGGACTGGCATCAGAAATACGTTGATAATGACAAGGAATGGCGAGAAAGATATACAGCGAGATTCAAAGAGGGTGGAGCACCACAGTCAACAGTACCACCAGAACCAGAATCAGACCCCGAGGATGAAATGAAAAAGTTAACTATTGATACCGTCTTATACGGTGATAATAAATAAAGGAGTGATTTTTATATGCCAACTAAACCTAAAATTACTACTAACACAAATATTTCTGCGGATGTTGTAAACGCTATCAAAAATAGCGCATCAAACAACTATCGTGAGAATGTACCTTACGCAACACCAGATGCAGATTCGCTTCGCGGCATTGGCGCTATCTTAATGAATAATCCTGCATTAATGAACGAGTTTATCAACACCCTTGTCAACAGGATTGCATTTGCAAGAATTGCTAGCAGAATGTACACCAACCCGCTTAGAACGTTGAAAAAAGGTGTCATTGACACAGGTGAAACCATTGAAGATATTTTTGTAAATATTGCGAATGTATATCAGTATGAAGAAGTAAGAGGCTCTGATAATGGTGCAGGTAACACATTTAAGCGATTTGACAATGATGTGAGAGTTGCTTTCTATGTGATGAATTCACAGTTGACTTACCCTGTTACCATTAATCGTGCGATGCTCAAAAATGCTTTCAATTCATGGGCAGGTATGGATGAGCTTGTAAGTGGCATTATTCAGTCAGTTTACAGTGCGGCGGCTTATGATGAATTCAATATAACAAAATACATGATTGGTCAGCACATCCTCAAAGGAAAACTTACTTACTACACATTCACAGGTGGTCATTATCTTGAAGCCGCTACACAGCTTAGAAAAGCGTCAAATGATATGTCATTTATGACAAACAAGCTTTCTATTGCGGGTGTTAAGACTTTCACAGAAAATGACAGAAAAGTAATTCTTATCAATACCAACTATGACGCAAATATTGATACAAATGTTCTTGCAGGTGCGTTCAATCTTCCATATGCAGATTATCTGAACAGAAGAATCCTTATTGATTCACTTGGCACACTGGACGTTGAAAGGCTAAACAAAATTTTTGCAAACGACCCAACATATGAGGAGCCATCCGCTGACGACATGGTTTTTCTTGATAACATTGCAGGTGTTATTCTTGATGAAGATTTTGTTCAGATTTACGACAATGTTTTTGAAATGCGAGATATGCCAAATCCTGTTTCACTTGACCACAACTATTTCTTACATATGTGGCAGACATATGCTGTATCACCATTTGCAAATGTTGTATGTTGTATTCCTGCTGATTCTGTACCTGTACAGACAGCCGACAACACAACAATTACGCCATCAGCTGTTACATTAACAGGTAAACTTGGTAAAGATGGCACAGCAACTGGTATTCTCACTGCAACAGTTTCAACAGTAACAGGTGGCACAGAGACAGTTAAGTGGACTAAAACAGGTGGTACAGCCACAGGCACTATTGCTTCAAATGGCGTTTGGAAAGTAGAGACAACGGGTACGTTGAAAGCAAAAGCAAGTATTGGTGCTATTGAATCTGATGAGGTAACTATTACAGTATCTTAAATAGGAGAGTGACTTAATGAGCTATATTGCGCCAGATACCGACATATATTTGCTTGCTAATGTTGAATGTGATAAAAGTTACGATAATGTTAAATATTTTGCAACTAAAAACGCACAGCATACTTATATGTCAAATAAAATCGTTAAGTCATTTACTAACCAGAGTTACGGGCGTGTCAATAAAGGCACGTTCCGTCTATTCTGTAAAGCAGATGACGTTTATCAATGCAATTATTTAATGTTTCAGAATACAGCTTTTGGTGATAAGTGGTTTTACGCATTTATCAATGGCATAGAGTATGTTTCTAATAACACATGTGAAGTAAGGTTTACTATTGATTTATTCCAGACATGGTTTCTGGATTGCACAGTTGGTCAATGCTTTGTTGAGCGTGAACACGTTACAGATGATAGTATTGGGGCACACACTCTAAATGAGGATGTACCTACAGGAGAAATGATTACAGCAATCGAAGAACAGTTGACAGAATTTTCAAAGCAGTATACTTACGGTGTAGAAATCTGTATCAGTGATACACAGTTAAGTGGCATAGCTAATCAGCCAACATGGTTTGACAAGCCTGTTTTGAGTGGTATTTTTCAAGGTTCAAAGATTGGTACAACAGATAACAGCGATGACTTATTAACGTTTCTGAACAATGTCATTTCAGCAGGCTATCAGTCAACCATTATACAGGTTTTCACAATCCCTAAAATATTTGCTCCATCTGGAACAGATTCAAGAGTACAGACAACAAGAGAATTACCTGCTTTACCAACAAAGTTTGGTAATTATACACCTTTAAATAACAGACTGTATTCTTCACCTTTTTCTGACTATGTTGTTTATGCACCGACTGGTGACAAGATGGTTTTACATCCAGAATTGTTTAGTGATTACGAACACAGAATATTGACTTTTTCTGGTAATCAAAGTGTTACACCACAGATTATGTGCGTTCCAACTAATTATAAAATAACAGGTGGCACAAATAAGACTGAGGGATATACACTTAATTACGGTATAAAAGGTTCTTTCATGTATGACGCTTATCAAGCTGAAATTGCGTCATATGGCGTTGGACAGGTCGGTGGCACTTTGTTAAAATGGTCACCTAGAATTTTAGGAAGTGTTGCTAGTGCGTTTGCAGGCATTAGTCAGCTAGCGGCCGGCTCCATGACTGGCTTAACATTTGATTTTGCGCCAACACAAAGCAATATTTCACCCGCAGGTGGAGCGTCAGCTATTGCAAGCGTTGGCGGTATCATTGGTACAGTCGGGGATGCTTTAAAAGAAACACACGATACATCAGAATTAAGTGGTGCTTCTGGTGGTTCTGTCCTTTGGTCACAGCAGATACTAGACACTTTTGTACAGGTGCGACAAGTAAGAGAAGAATATGCAAGAATTGCTGATAACTATTTCAGTATGTTTGGGTACAAAGTTTGCAGATTAAAAGTCCCAAACATTTCCACTAGACCGTCATGGAATTTTGTAAAGTGTTCTACTGTTGCTATAACAGGAGCAATTCCTGCTGATGCCGAAGAATTAATCATGAGTGTTCTCAAAAAAGGTGTAACATTCTGGAAAACAACCTTTGGAAACTACACAGCAAATAATAAATAAGGTGGTGATTAAAATGGGCAGAAGTAGAAGTAAGCGAAGATTTTTTAATAAAGTATATTCTTCTGGCATACAATATAATCATTGGTTAATGAAATTTGCAGGTAATGCTGTATCCTCTTATCGTGTAGAGGGATTGCCATTAGAAATAGATTCAAGGTGGCTAGCGTTAAAGCTTTTTGAACTTGGCTCTGTTGCTTTCTTTTATGATTCAGATGCCACTGAGTATGCTTGTATGCAGTATTCGTGTCTTGGCACTTATGACTGTTATGGCAACCCCACAAAGATACGTGTTTGGAACCCATGGACAGGCTATCAGAGAGAGCTTGGCAAAGATGAATTTGTTATTATCTGGGATAATATGCTTCGAGTAAACATGTATAACAGTTTTATCAACTTAGCTTATAGATTATGGAGAATTGACGGAACAATAGATACAAATTGTGCAGCGCAGAAAACACCTGTTATTGTACAATGTTCTGAAAATGAGCGATTAACGTTTAAAAATCTTCTTGCAGGTGTTGACGCTGACAACCCATACTTAGCGGTTAGCGATAATCTTTCATTAAAAGACATTAAAGCGTTACAGCTCGGCGCACCACTTGTAGCACCAGAGTTAATGGAAGTACAGCAGACACTTTACAACAGAGGAAATGCGCTGCTAGGTATCACATCTGTTATCGTGCAGAAAAAAGAAAGACTGGTGAAGTCAGAAGTAGACACAGCTAATGCTGATGCACTTGCTAACAGACGTTCAAGAACGATGGCTAGAGATTACGCCAGTGAACAGATTAAAGAAAGGTTTGGTCTTGATGTAACATGGATTTTTGATGAAGGTGACGATCCAAACAAGGAAACTGATGAGGGTAACAGGGAAGATTTTATTAGCAATATGAAAGTAGCTAGTTTAGGCACTTCTATTATAGAGAGGTGATAACATGAGTAGATACACAACAGAAGTCAGATATATCTGTGAATCACTAGCAGGACTTGACAAGTCGGATGGTTATTCGAATGTTAATGAAGTCATTGAAAAGTCCAGAAACAGAATCTTTCCACCATTTGAAATATTTGACGAAAGTTACAGGGCTGTGCTTGAGACAAAGATTCTTAAACACTTTTACACCAGAGAAATTGGATGTGAGACGTTTGGCTTGTGGCAGTTAAGGCTTGATGCTAAACTATCCGTCATTATGCCATACTACAACAAGCTTTATAAAGCGATTAACATTGATATCCCTGTTATTGATAACGTTGATATGAATGTTGAACACAATATTGACAGTAATGCGGATACAAAGGTTAATGATAACACAGACATCACAGCAAGTTCTAATACAGCAACAAACACTACAACTAGCGCAAAGATTAGGCACAGTGATACACCGCAGGGCAGTTTAGAGAATCTTGAATCTAATGAGTATATGAGTGATGCAACGCTTAGTGATACAACACAGACAGTAAACAGTAATACGAATATCAGTAGTAACAGTAAGAGTAACAGTGACACGAATGCAAAAAGTACAGAAGAATATGCAGAGCATAGATGGGGAAAAGAGGGCACAGTAACTTATATTAGCATGGTCAATGAGTACATTGAAAAGATGAAAAACATCGACGCTATGCTGATTCGTGAACTAGAAGATTTATTTATGCAAATCTGGGATATATGGGAGTGATTCAGAATGAGTTTTAAACCTAAAAATTTTAGAGAATGGTGTAACCATACGATACCTGTTTTACCTCAAGTATATGGGGATGAATTAAGTTATTATGAGTTACTTAATAAGGTCATTGAAAGATGTAATGAAATTGGTGTTACAATTAATGAATTAATTGACTATGTAAATCATTATTTTGATTCACTGGACGTACAAAACATGATTAATGCTAAGTTGGATGAAATGGCACAAGATGGCACATTAGCTGATTTAATTAATCATAAAATATTCAATGATTTAAACGAAAAAATAGATGAAGTTGCTTTATCTGCTAATGAAGCTAAAGAGTATGCTAAACCACCATTTTATTCATACATTGATGGTGTACTGGATAGGCAGTATAGAAAACTTTTCTATTTAGGAGACAAGTATTATTATCCACAAGGATTTTGTACATCTGATGATGGAAATATTAAATACGTTTGCCTTACCAATCCTAATGATGATGTTGTAACATTCATTGTTCAATCATCGGATGGAAAACAAAGTGTAGAATTAAATGGACATGGAAATAGTTGCTGTATTTACAATGGCACACTTGTTGTATGTGCAACATTTACTGGTTTGAAAAACAAACATCAAAATTCTAACGTTATCTATGTTTTGAACGTCGATACACTTGCATTAATTCAAACAGTTAATGTTGAAATTGCAACAGATGAATCTATTTCAATTGTTTCAAAAGACACTACAAATAATAATTTATATGTAGGCGGATGGAAACACATGTACTTGTTAGATAATTCTTTTAGAGTTGTTTCATCATATCAGCAAAACGCTTTTTCTGATTTAGAATATCAGACGCCACAAGGCGGATGTGTTTATGACGGTTATTTATATGCACTGTTTTCACCTAATAATTTAGTGTGCGTGTGGAAATTAGGAACAGCTGATGTAAGAAGCGTGTTCGGGATTGGACAGGTTGCTAATGAAATGTGGTTTATTGGTGAGCTTGAGGATATGAACGTGATAGGCGACTGCATCTATGTAAGTTCGGCAGTTGCAGTTGGGCCATCCTCAGAATATGAAATGTGCCAAGTTTTCTGCTTATTAAATGCCACGCCTAACGGAAAGCATAAAGCATCACTGCCTATACCGCACATGGGATCGCCAGCTTATTATAGCAGTTTATATGTTGATAACAAGATAGAAAATGACTGGAAAAATCCAGATGGAAGAGAACATAATCCATTTTTTTCCGTTATGGAGGCTGTTGACGTAATTAAAGTTGGAAGAATTATTAAACGACCACTTTATCTTAATATTAAAAAATCAACTAAAATATACGACTGTTTTCATGCTTACGACTTACATGGTGTTAGAGTTATTGGTAACGACAATATTGTGACAAACGTTAAGATTATTGGATGTTCGGCTATTAATATCAGTGGATTAACAAGCTATGAATCTGCTTTGATTAACGACAGACAAGAGTTTAACATTGATTTAAGTACAGGTATAGTACTTACGAACTGTTACGGTAAAATCAGAACTACTCCACCAGATTGCGTTTTTAAAATTACTGCATCAGAATGCATACTTATTGGCTCAGCTAGTGCATCAAGTGAACAGTATGACATCACATCAGAGGCACTTCCTATGCCCGCTTTTAATGTGGCAAATTCAATATTTGTTGATGGTCATAGATTGCGTAGCGTAAACGCTAATGGCAACTCTTTAACGCTAACGTCTTATCCTATTTTTGTAGGGTCACTTAGCGTTGCTGATACACCAAAAGATTTGAATAATGTTGTAAAAAATGGCGTTATAAGTTACGCTAATTTAACAAACACGTTTAGATACATCACATTTTATTACACGAATTCCTTTAGTACAAGAGTTGAATCGTGCAAACAGGTTATTGCAAACCCGGGTAAAGATGCTTCTTATCAGCTCAGAGTCGTTAATTTACCAGATTCTTTACCAGATGGTGGTGTGCCTAGTGGCGTTTGCTTACAAGTTTTTGAAGTGACAGTTATATTACGAGAAAATGGAACAGTTGAAATCACACATGAGGGAGTATTACAGTTATCGTCTGGAACAGGTGGTGCTATTACCGCAACAGCAGTTACGCCTACACACATTGTTATTCAAAGAATTGAATTAAGTGTTAACTAATGTTTCACGTGAAACATAACAAAGGGAGTCTTTTTTGACTCCCTTATTTTTTAGTTTGCTAATGCTATACACAAAAGCAGTGAATAAACACACATTATAAAAAACAATGTTAATTCATTGAATAATCTTGCACTTATTGCTGAAATCATAATCGACACAAGAAACAAATTTAGTATATTATTAGTCATTTATATCACCCGTCTTTTAAAATAAAATATTTTTTAGCCATTCTTTGACAATGGATAGACTATAACTCCCATATCCCTCATATGTATTTTCACTATTAATAGGATGATATAATATAGTATAGTAAGGCCTATGGTCAATAATATTTAATTTAATTAGTAAACAGTCTACCAGAATCTTATATTTGTCATTGTTCTCGTCAAAAATTCTTGAATAATTATCCATGTTTATTTCTCCTATATTTTATATAATTATTGCCAATCTGTTTTCTTACATAAATCATTACTTTTGTACTTGAACTTAAAACATTAGTTAAATCATATAATGTCATATTTTTTACCTATTTCTTTTCTTCATTCTCCTACATGCTTCACTTACATACGCCTTATGATTTGAGTCATTATACTCAGCAACAGACTGTTTCATTATTTCATACCTGTATTGAAAGTATTCTTCACAGGCTGAATGACAATTTAAACATCTTTCATTACAATCTTTACAGGGTGCTTTCATTTCATCACCTCCTACAATATAACATTATGAACACAATAGTCCACCATATAACTATTACACCAGATGCACCAATAATCACTATCATATCAGGTCTTAATGTAAGTAAATATAACAGGAACACAAGAAACAGTAATATTAAAAACTAAAACACTGATAAACACAAACTTTTTAAGCATTTTTCACCTACCATTTATAAGAATAATTAACGCCCTGTGAACTTTTTCTGTTTTTAAAATAAGGAACTTTTTTAGTTTTTCTAATGTTCCTGCAAACTGTATACCAGTCAAGTGTAAATTTTTTTACTTCGGTATCATTCATTTCAGAAACTATTCTTTGCATTATCTCACCCCACTTGAACCAAAGCCATTTCTATCATTATCTTTTAAATCTTCCACCTCAATCAGTTCAATTTCTGGCTGATTTCTTACAATTCTAAACTGTGCAATTCTATCACCTCTTGTTATCACCGTATCTTCAACAGCATATGCAGGAAAACACCATTCATCGTTTCTACCACAATATGAATTATCAATGATTCCCATACTGTTAGTCATTAAGACATGATATTTTCTGAAAGTTGATGAACGTGGTAATACGTGTGCTTCATATCCTTTTGGTAGTTTCATTGCAACTCCTAACGGAATGTTAACATATTCGCCTCTTTTAATGTGTACTGTTTTACCTGCTTTTAAATCAATCCAATCTCCTAGGGCATATTTTTCTGGCAGGACTGAATTAAAATATCCATGGTTTTTTGGTAATACTTTAATTTTTTTGTCAAAATTCACTTTTGAATAAATATTTTCTACAGCGTCTTTAATGACCAAAATATCATAAACAATGTAATTCAGTTCTTCATCTGTAATAGTACCATTTTCTTTAATCTTTTCCATACAATTCACTCCTTAATACATTAATATATTTTTCTACAAAAGCTTTATAAAATAAATCAGCATCATAATATGTATATGAATTCATCAATATTTTTAAAGCATTTTCCAACTTGTTCATCCTGATTACACGCTTAATCGCAAGCAACGCCTGCTTTGCATCATATACTCTAATGTATTCTATGCCATCTTCATCTAGCATAGTGTAAATATCTTTTCTTATTTGACTGTCTGATTTACCGCATTTGATACGTTGATTCAACAAGTAAAACACCCCCGTCAATTCTTTTTGGTATTAATTTACATGGTACATTTAAGCCGATCTTAAAGTCATCAAAAGTTCTTATGATAGGCTTGTGTGTAACTTGATTAAAAAGAAACCTGTTCACTTGTGTATTTTCTTTATATTCTTCATACACAGCCTTTCCAGACATAGACAGCTCAAACAAGTCTTTACAACGTTGTGGCATTCCTGCACACTTAATGTTGTTGTATGGTTCTTCTAACTTTTGTAAATCTTCATGTGTAACGTGCTCAATGTATGTTTTCTGTCTCGCAAAAATAGCCCTATCCCAGTAGGACTCAAGTTTCCATGCACAGAAATCAGTTTCATGTACTTTAATGCCTGTAATCTTTTCTGGTGGTAAGTCACAGTGAATACTGTCTGTATCTGCATAGATGAAACCATGTTCTTCAACACCATAATAGTTTGCTTGAGCAGCTCTAATGGTAAAGTTTCTGGCGTAACTAGTAATAGCTGAACCGACAGGAATATAACCCGCTTCTTTATCTTTAGCTGTAATGTTGATGAATCCTATTGAATTATCATCATTAACGTACGCTAATTTAAATGATGAATCTGTTGACGATGCCATTTTACCATACAAGTTGTTTAAAAAGAGCTTTGCAAGTGTACGTCTTGCGCCCTTGCTAGTCATTTTTATTTTTGCATATTTATCGATATATTCATCAAATATGCCGACTTCTGAACGAAAGTAACATCCATCAAGAATCTCAAAGTCAACAAGCTCGTAATGTTCAAGAATAAGAAAGTAATCTGTCATAGTCAATGTTAGTTCTACTCTTGTATCACAGGTTTTACCGTCAATGTCTATGTACTTATCATAATACTTACCAGTAGATTTGTCAAACACATCAGACGTCTGTAAAGACTCTGTGCCCTTGTATAACATATTTCCTTTTATCTGAATGAATGGCAACTTACCACTTTTCAAATAGAATTTTGTTCTTATTCTGATAAAGAAATACATATTGTTTTGCAAGGCTCTGTCTGGAATAAAGTTACCAGACCAGAACATCGGCTTTCCGACAGGATATCTATTGCCCGACATAGAGTGCATCATAGACGGATACAAAGAATTTACATCAGCAGTAGTTCCATTAGTATATATCTTGTTTTCTTTTCCTTTTACGAGATAACACCAACCGCCTCTATACGACTTTCTTATATAAGCGTCAACGTTTGACTTTCCGTATATATCAGAATCTAGTTCTAATTTTGTAACGTCTGGAAATCTTCTTTTCCAATCATCTTCTCCGACTATTTGCTTATATTCAGCAAGACAACAACTGCCTATTGTTAGTCGGTTATGACCCTCTTGAAAAGCAATCTCTAGTGCTTCTTTAACAACTAGTACGTCATTAGCTATGTACTTTTTTTCCTCTGGTTTAATCTCACAACCTGCATAACGAAAACCAGTATATTCCATGTCAAGTTTCTGATGCTTAGTTTTGAAGGCTTTTCCTATTTCTTTAACTGAAAATGGTAGAAGCTTCAGTGAATCCCTAAATTCTATAATCTTATTATTTATTTTGACTTTGATGCTGTACCATTGTCCCATTTCAGATATCGTATATTTGAACGTGCTGTTATACATTTCTTTGTCATGTTTCCACTCACAGGAATTAACCCCATCACCAGTATATGCCTGTTTGAAATGTAGTTTATTCAGAAAAAACGATATCCAAAAATTACCATCAAATTTTAGATTATGGTAATATACGATTAAGTTTGATTTTAACGCTGACAGATATTTCCATGTTTCGTCTATCGAATTCATAATAGAAACATCTTCCGTGAACATTTCCACAATGGCAGATGCCCAAACTTCTGTATTTTTCTGACCCTCATAGACTGTCGTTTCAAAGTCCCCGACCAGATACTTTACTTTTTTAGGCCTTGCCATACTATCACCATCCGTTTTCTGTCTCATTCATTGATTCAGCCTGCACCTTTTCTTCAAACGTTAAAGGAGAACCATTGATTATTTGAAGTAGTTCGTCTGTTGCTTGGTTTATGACTGCAACTGATGAACCCCACAAAACAGCTGAAACTATAACGTCTATGTCATTCATTGTTCTTGAAGCTTCGACTAATCTCCTACCAGCCTCAGATGTACCTATATCATTGATCATATTCAACAGGAATGACTGCATACTTCTTGAATATGATATTGCCTCTTTTCGTCTGCTTCTATTCAAATCAACAGATTTGCTCAGTGAAGATGTGAAGTCTGTAGCTACTTTTTGATATTCTGCTTCTCTTCTTTTACGCTCACGTTCTATTTCTTCACCTGACACATGTTTGTATCCATAAAATAAATCTTCCTCTTCTGGTGTAAATACACCGTATTTTGAAAGAAATTCGTCATTGAAGTTGCTAAAAGCTATATCCTCTTCATGGGGAAAACTATTATTTGTAACTGGTTCAACGCGCTTAAACGGCACGTCATCTTCTAAAAAAATCTTTGCGTCTTTTTTAAGCACGTCAATGTTAATCTTTTTCAGCCGATTTACGTAAGACGTTAATGACTTCCCAGTAAACCCTTTTTTCTTAATCTGTCTTAATGTTGGTATGTTTGTTGGAACATACTGGACACCCTGTTTTTTGAGCTTACGTTCAAGGCGTTTTATACGATTTCGCTCTCGCTCATATGCTGTTAATTTTTTCGCCATAATGCACCCCCTACAGTTATTCAAATTACCAGTGTCAAAAAACCACAATCATCTAAAATGTAAAGAATATTACATTCGTAATATGGGATCCACTTAGACGATATTATACGCTCGTTGGATAAAATATAGTTTTCGTCAGTATCTGATAAATTCAAATAAATCTTATCGTCATAACCTGCTAGAAATAACTGTATTATATCACAAACTTTTACTTCACATTTTCTATCAAACAATTCGTCAAAGCACATTTTTACACCTCTTTCATTATCTTATTATCCATTTTTTTGTACAAACACAATATGTTACACGTGAAATATTAAAAGTAAAGATAACGCTCACTGTATGTCGTGAGCGCCTGTACTTATTTAATTTACTTTTGTTACTTATAAGCTGTCAATGTCAAGCACGCAATCAACATACTTGCGGCCTGCTTTTGACTCACCTGTGAATTTCTTAACAGGAAATGGGAATCCCTGCATAACAGTCTCAATATCTTTGATTGAACGCTTGAAGGTTACAGACTGAGTGCTGTAAACATCTTTATCTGTGGTAATAATTGACATAAGCTCGGTTGTCTCACCGTCCTCTTTTTCATCAATAAACTCTAAGTATCCTGCAACGTTGATAACGTCGCCGTCTGACAGATTCTTTACTGTCTTAATGGTCGGTGCTGTGGTCATAAGGTATCTTTCTACTGCTGTAAATTCCTTAGTTGTGTTTGTGATTGTAATCATGCTTTTATTTCCTTTCTTTTAGTGTGTTATATCGCGTAAACATAAAACAAATTTGTTAACAAGTTACATTATTCTGTCTTAGCTTTAGCCCCCCTTACAGGAAGAATCTCAGCAAGTTCTAAAAACTTGGATTCTTCCATTCCGTAAAGTTCTTCCTGCACATCTACAGATGTGACTTTAAGTGGTCGCACCTCAGCATGCTCTTTTGTGATTGCTTTCAGTGCATCATCCACTGAAAGTTCACCTGACAGTTTGTATTCAATTGTCTGAATTTCATCAGACGCAATATTGTAAACTGTCGCCATCGCTCTTGTTGATGTGATTGTTCTTGTTACCATCTTTTTACGTGCCATATCTTTGGTCTCCTTTTATGTATATTTATGTTCGTTTAACGTCCATCGACGTATTGACAGAACGGGAGTCGAACCCGTCGGAAGTGTTCCGCAAACCGACCTGTCAACCTCTATATAAATAATGAGGAAATGTGAAGAGATTTGTCGGTTCTCTCTTTACATTATTTATTATATCATTTTTGAGCGAAAATGTCAACAGTTTCTTTCAATAATTTTTTATATATTTTGCACGATGGTTAGATATGACTAACTTCGCACATATTCAGCTAGCGAACGAATGTTCTACTAAAACTTATAGTCAAAGGTTAATTCACGACCTGTGGCCGCCCCGATGAATTTCCATTCTTTTGAGAACACCTGTATGTATGGCAAACCATCAATAGTGTAGTTCCTATCAGCTAAATAAACATTAAATTCGTCACCTCCAACTATTTGTAATGCCCTTTTAAAGTTTACCTCCATGTCACCAAGTATCACCTTTTTAACAAAAATCATTGTTCGTCCTCCTTGCCGTATAGCAACTGAGCTATCAGCTCAGCTACTATCAATATTATTATTGCAAGGCCTGCTATTGACAGGCCTGCAAAAATCATTCAAGAACGGGAAAGTTCAAACGTTTCCCGTTACGTAATTCAACAGTTATCGGTCTTTGAAACGATAATAGATCTGGCACATCTGGATAGTGATATCCAGTATGTGTGTCAAAATAGACATTATCACGGCTTGCCCCTGCTATCGTCCATCCTGTCGGCAGAAGATAATAATCTTCGCCTGTAATTTTTTCAACAGAAGTCATTATTACACCTCCCTATATGTTATTTCGTAACAATGATGAAACATGTTACGAAACTTTGCTATGTGCTTAGCTGACGTTGCCGTATAGCCATACACTAATCTTAAAATGTCAACTAAAACGCCATTACTATCTATATAAGCTACCATAGTGTTATAGCTAATAAGAAAGATATAATGACCCCATACTATATAGCCACACTGACAGTAACCAATGCGAGTTACTGTAACATTATCTGGCACTTTGTCCCAAACTTCCTTTGTTTGTGTCCAGTTACTCAAAACCTCGCGATTTACTTTAATTTGCATTTCTTTTCTAGTCATAATTTTTTCCTCCTTCCTTGTGGTCACTATTGACCAGTGCCAACTGAGTGAATCGAACACAGTACACCATGTGACTATTTCTGACTTTCTTTTTTCCTCCTGAGTTTCCACATACGATCTGCAAAGTCAATTGCGGACATTATTTCATCATGTATGCGAAAGCCCTCGTAAATATCATATTGATATATACCATTTTTGAAACCCTGCATACGGGCCATATAAATTTTTGACTGTTCATAGTCATCTCTCATCGATGCCAGTACATAATTAATTCTTTCCTTTTCGAAATAATATTTTTTCATTTTATTTTTTCCTCCATTTCTTTTAACTACTTTATCTCTCTTTCTGATTATATTATAACACATATGATGCGAAATGCAAGACGTAATTTTGCACAAAAATAGTACGACATTTACACTTTTGTTAGTGAATATTGACACTCCACAAGACTTGACATACTGCACAAAAAAATGATGCATAATGTACACAAGCTTTTAGGGAAAATGACGAGCGAAGTTGAAATGAAATACCACTC